TGCTTTTGTTTCATCTGAAAATGGTAACGTTTTTCTACTTGTGTTTGCAACTCTTGGGGTTAAATCGCTTTGTCTTAAATAATCAGAGACTTTATCATATAAGTCAAAGGTATCTACTTTCATTTGATTTAAAAGCCTAGTACATTCATTATCATTATCAATCATCATTGATAGGATAATATGTTCAGGTCTTATTTTAGTATCATCGAAACTTTTAGCTTCTTTGATAGCTTGATTCATAATTATTTTAACTTTAGGATAAATTTCTCTGTTCATAGTAAACGGGTTAATTTTATTTTTAGCAAAGATACTAATTTATTTTTAATAATGCAATATTGATTTATTAGATAAATATTCGTATATTTGTACAAACTATATAATGACATGACAAATACAGCACCTAAATTTAGCAAAGTTGAACTTCTGCTTAAAGATTCGGTAATTACCAAGGGTTTACCTTCAGTCACAAGATTAGAATATTTGGATTGTGGTCTTATGATTACTGGTGATTATATCATCGTAATAGTTGATGAACGAGATGACATCAACAATTCGCTAACTAGCACTGGGAAAATATATCCAATGAAAGATATTGTTTCCTATAAAACACACGCACAATAACATTTTATTAATACAAAAAGAATGATTTTAAAAAAACAAACAAAAGACAATTTGGTTAAAGCAATCTACGCATCTTCTAATATTTGCGCTTCAACCTACAACACTCAAACCAAAGATTTGGTTATTATTTTTAACAACGGTGGGCAGTACAAGTACCCTAATGTTTCTGAGACAGATTACACCAGATTTGAAATAGCAGACAGTCAAGGTGTTATTTTCAATTCTCATATCAAAAAATATGATTTTCAAAAATTAGACAAGGTTGACACAGCAGCTATCATCAAAGAAGTTAACGAGTTAAAAGACGCTGACAAACAAATCAAAGTAAATCATTACACCAAAGAAATGATTGCAAAGATGCAAGCTGTAATTGCTTACTATGAAACAACTGATAGTATAGACCCAGCATTGTACACCAAGCTAAAATCAACCATGGGTGATTACGAGAACATAACAGCTTCTGCTGGTGCCAGTGTGGTAACTGACTAATTATGTTAATTACAAATAAAACAACAGTAAAGGACGTCGAAGGATGTCCTTTTATTGGTGTTGTTGATATGCCAATGTTTATGCATATTGAAATGGATGAACATAAAATTTATAGTCCAATAGATTTTCATGAACACAGTAAAGTTGTAATGAATACTAAACCTATTAACACCAAAACATTTAGAGGTAACTATAGAGATTTGGTTGAAAACACTAGATGTAAAGGTGGTATGGTTTATTTTTACCCAACAATTGATGGTTATCTAGTGCATAGGGGTCCAGATGGTGAATATGTACGCATGGCTCAAGTAAAACTGACCAACTATCATTTTAACCAAAAGGTTTATGAGTCTGTTAGAAAAGTTTCTGAACCAGAAGTTGAAATACCACAAAAAAATTACAAATACATTTTAATTAGAAGATAATGAAAAACAAAGACTACAAACGATTAGGGTTGTTAAATTTTGAAGGTGATGTGCTTAAAGCGTATCATATTCCAACAGGTAACATTTTCCTAATTATTGATGACCAAGGACATGTTGTTGAGTCATGTACCAAAAAAGAACTTATTGAGTTTTTTGAAGGTACAAAAGAAATTACAACTAGCTACGGTAAAACCTACAACTTTACCAAAGAACACGAAAACGCTAAACCAAGTTTAGAACAAATAGACGAATATTTAAAATTACAAAAAGACGAATAAATTAAAAACATGGGAAAAACAAGAGTAATATCAGCATTAAAAGCGCAAGCGCTAGCTGATAAAGAAAAAGCATTAATGTCTTTAGACTTATTAGAAAACCAAGGTGTAGGTATTGGTGACCACACTGCTAACGATTTTTTAGCAGATGCTACAGAATCACTACGCCTTTTAGCTGACGCTGAAGATAGATTGGAAATTATTAACAAATATTTCAATGACGAAAAATAAAGTAAATCTTATTGATGATGGGTTATGGGACCATTATAGTGGATTACCAAACCCATTGTGGTATCAACACATTACAGAAATAAAAGATGAAGAAGAAGATACAAATGATAGCGCTGATACTACAGTTACTACTAGATAAAATAAAACGTAAAAGAAAAAGCCTATGGGATTTATAAACAAGTTAGACAAAGATTACACGGAACTTCTTCAAGACATTCTTGATAACGGCACCCCTAAATCTGACCGTACTGGTACAGGAACAATCTCAGTATTCGGAAGACAAATACGTCACGATATGAAAGATGGGTTTCCTTTACTTACAACCAAAAAGATGCCATTTAAAACAATCGTAACAGAACTTCTTTGGTTCTTACGAGGTGATACTTCAATAGAATATCTTTTAAAGAATGACTGTAACATTTGGAATGGAGATGCTTATAAAGCGTATCTAAAAGAATGTGAGAAATTAAATAACATAAATAAAAATAAAAAAGAATGAAAGTAAAAAAAGAAGATTTACATGAATCTGGTAGACCGTTGAGTCAGGAAGAATTTATTGAACGAATTAAAAACGATGAGGACTTTTCTAAACGTTTTGGTGATTTAGGACCTATTTATGGTTCTGGTTGGCGTAACTTTGAAGGTGTTGACCAAATAACTGAATTAATAGATGGGTTAAAAAATAACCCAGATTCTAGAAGACTTAGAGTTTCTGCTTGGCAACCACATAAACTTAAAGATATGGTGCTACCACCTTGTCACACAGATTTTCAAGTTTATACAAGAGAGTTGAGTCAAAAAGAAAGAGAAGATTTATATTGGAAAAAATATGGTTACGATTCAGTAAATATGGAAGGTAATGATTTAACTGGGATTCCAACCAGAACAATCTCTTTAATGTGGAGTCAACGTTCCGTAAACGAAAAATCTGCGGCTTAACATAGTAATATGTTTCGAAAAATTCATCTAAACGGGGAACACCTAAACAAGTTATGTTGTAGACAATCCCGTGCTAAAATTTATGATGATACCGTTTTAGGGTTACTTTTTAATTTATCTACATATTTATAATAAAAACATTATGGGATACATTTATAAAATTATTAATTTAGAAACGAACAAATACTATTTAGGTAGTACTAAAGAAATAAAAAAAAGAACTTTAAAACATTTTAACGAACTTAGAAAAAATAAACACCATTGTATTCATTTACAAAGAGCGTTTAATAAATACGGTGAAGATAATTTTAAATTAGAAATTATTTTAGAATGTGAAAATTATAAAGATAAAGAACAAGAATTATTAGATTCAATATCTTTTAATGAACTATACAATGTTTCGAAAAGTGCTAGTGGTGGTGATTTAATATCTAACCACCCAAATAAAGTTAATATAATCAAAAAAGCGATTGAAAACCTTAGAAAGGCACCTAAACAAGAACCAAGATTTAAAAGTGATAATCCTAATTGGAAAGGTGGTAAAACTTTTTGTGAATGTGGTTCTAGAATAGATAGTGTGACAAAAAAATGTATAAAATGTTTAGATAGAAGTGGTGAAAATAACCCATTTTTTAATAAACAACATTCACAAGAAACCAAAAAAATTTTAAGTGAGAAAAGAACTGGGAAATATAATGGTAACCAAGAAAAAATAGTAATCGTTAACGATGAAGAGTTTAAATCTTTATCAGAATGTGCTAGAGTTTTCAATGTTAAACCAGCAACAATTTTAAACAGAATTAAAAGTATTAATTACCCAGATTATCAATATAAATAAATGCCTAACGACTATCCCGACAGGGAGTACACTCAAGTGAGTGGAAAAGATGAAAACCCAAATATTTGGGTTGTGATATAGTCTAATCTTTATGGAAACATAAAGAAGTTCATAAGAGAACTGTGTAAGATTAACGACCTTATATGAATATAATGAGATACGTTTTTAGGGTTACCATTTAACATTGCTTCTTATGGATTGTTATTAGAAATAATAGCAAAATCAGTTAATATGGTTCCTGACCAATTGATTGGGAATTTGGGTGATGTTCATTTATATTCAAACCATATTGAACAAGCAAAAGAACAGATTGGTAGAGAATTAATATTAAATGAAAGATTTGAATTATGGGGTAATAAAGAAAATGAATATGCGATGGATACATATAATAAGTTAACATCTGATTCACATAAACATATATTTTTATCTGGTAGACACCAAGGAAGTGTTCCTGAAAGAACGAGAGAACCTTTTCCGTTACCAACACTTAAATTCAACCCTTGCCCTATAACAGGAATTGACATAGATTACCTGAGTATAGCTCAATTTGAACTAGAAAATTACCAATCACACTCAACAATTAAAGCACCTTTAAGCAACTAAATTATGTTAGAGTTCCAAAATCCAATACCAGTAATTGTAGAAGGTAACAAAGAAGGTTACGCAATATATGTGACCAACGGTGGTCAATTTGAAAATGACATTTGGTGTGTCGTCCTTTGTGATGGTGGTGATGTTAGACATTATCTTTCAGACCAACTAAAAATATATAAAAACGCAACCTTAGGTATAAAAAAAGATGAAGCATGATGAATATGGAAAATTACTAAAAGATTTAAAATATAGTGGTTGGGTATTGTTGGGTCAAGTCATAATCGCAATAGGTTTTGTCTTGTTAATGGTATTTAGTTTTAAAAATTAAATAAAAAGCTCTATTACAGAGCTTTTTTTGTTTTTATGAATATTTATTAAGAAACATAAGAATATGGCAAATTTTTCAAACATACATGACGTTATTGTGTCAGCACAAACAGCTAATTTAACAGCACACACATATACTGAAATATATGGTGGTAGCACTGGTTGTAATATAACCGTAAACGGTGTAAATATAAGCGTAGCTAGTTCATCAAATATAAGTGTTTGGGTTAAAACTGTTAGTGGTGGGTCTGGTTGTTGGTTATTAGGTACTAACCAAGATGTTTATCAAGGGTCGACTCAATTATAATAAAAACAAATAAAATTAAAAATATGAAAAAAGATTTTAAAATTAACCCAGTTGGTTTAAAAGGAAACGAAATCAATGAACGTATGAAGCAACTTATGGGTATTACACCTATCAACGAAAATGTTTCTCGTTCAGTTATTGAATTGACTAAAATGGGTCCTGACGGTAAAGCTTATGCTATTGTTAGAGAAAATCACGAATATTACATCAAAGTATCAGATAAAACTTCAAAACTTGTAACTGAAGATTTTAAATACATTGGTGGTTTGCAAAACAAAAAGAAAGAAGCTTATCCATCATACGCTAAAGCAACTAAACATTTAAACTTAACGTTTAAATCTTTGGCAGAAGCTTATGGTACAGATAGTAACATCAACGTATTTGAAGACGATGATTTGTTGAACGAAGAAAACTTTGCATCTAAACACATTGTAGACAAAAAAGGTTCTGAGTTAAAACAAGAAGCTAAAGAAGGTTCTGAGGAAGACGGATTTGGTGACAATGTTGCTAAAGGTAAAACAGCAAAAGAATTTGAAAAAGTTAAAAAAATTGATGAAGGTTGGGCTGGATTTGCTGAAATGTCAGGTAACGGATTTGTTGATGAAGGTATGTTTGGTGATGATATGGAAATGTCTGAAGAAGAACAATACATTGACAAAATGATAGAAGATAACGGTAATGATTTTTATAGAACCGATGCTGAAGACCAAATACCAAACCCACCAAGCGAATTGGAGATACCAGTTGATGAAGAATTGCGTGGAAACCAATATAAACTTGATATGAATCGTAACGGCAAACTTGATGGGGATGATTTTTCTAAATTAAGAAATGACGAAAGTTATATGGAAGAAGACATGTATGACGAAAGTTACATGGAAGAAGACATGTACGGAGAAGGTAACATGGTAAATGATGATAACATGTCGAATGATGAATTGATGAATAGATTAGACAATATGTCTGCTGCTGAATTACTTCAATTATTAGGTGATGCTGGTAGAGATTTTAAAAATGTTATTTCTCAAAAATTGTCTACTGGTATGGATAAAGCTAGAGATTATTTCAACAAACAATATCCAGATATTAATGAAGAAATGTCAGATGAAGATAAAGAATTTGCTGCTTTGGCTGAACCTAAAGATAAAATCACATACGCTGATAAAATCGCTGGTGCGACTAAAAATGACGCTATGGATGAAGCATTAACTCTTGAAGAAATAAAAGAAGCTATAGCTGATTTAAAAAAAAAACTTTAAACGAAGCTAAAAAATATACATTAAAGTTGGATAAACCTGCACCAGCAGCACCCGCTGCGCCTGCACCCGCTCCAGCTGAACCCATGACAGAACCAGCTGATGACGCTGGTTTTGGTGATTTTGGTGGTGAGGAAGAAGCTGCTCCAGCAGACGATGCACCATTTGACAAAGAACCATTTGATGCGGGTGTTGACGCTGATGAAGAAACAGACCCAAAGAAATTCATTGAACAATTGAGTGGTAAATTAGGTCAGTCATTAAGAAGCTATTCCGATGAATCTGGTCAACCAGATTTTGATTTAGAGAAGTTTGCAATAAACTCGGTGATATCTGCTACTCACACATCTGAAATGGATGAAAACGACAGAAAAGATATAATTAAGAAAATTAATAGCGCTGGTAAAGATGACGCACAAGATTCTGGTTCGGATAATCAGGATAGCACCGATTTTGGAGACGATACTCAAGGTGGACCCGATGACGGGGCTGCTGGTGATTATGATTCTGACTTTTCATCAGATGAAGAAGACCTTGGAGAAAACAGTTACCAAATTTATGAGAATGAAGATTTCTTTTTGGAAAACCCAAAAAGAATGAGCATTTTCGCACCTGAAGATAGTCCAGAGTTTATGGAAGAAAATAGACTAACTGAAGCTTGTTGGAAAGGATACAAACAAGTTGGGATGAAAGAAAAAAACGGTAAAGAAGTCCCTAATTGTGTTCCAGTTAATGAAGAATCAGAAGGTTTATGGGCCAACATTCGTGCTAAAAAAGAAAGAGGTGAGTCACCAGCAAAACCAGGCGATGAAGACTATCCAGATAAAAAACAATGGGATAAATTAACTGAAGAAAATGAAGGTGAGTCAAACAACTATATGTTTTGGTTAAACCTTAAAGGTATTCATGATGACGCTATAGAAATGTTGAATATGGATAAGTTAGGTGTTGATAATTTAATTGCTGATGGTCATCAATGGGCTCTAGAACACGTTATCACATCAAAAGATGATATTGAAGAAGTTTATCATTTCTTGGAAGGAAATATGGAAACTGGTAACATGATGGAAGGTGATATGGGTGAAACAAACAATTATATGTTTTGGTCTAGCCTTAAAACCATTGCACATGCATCTGGTGAATTGTTAGAAATGGATAACTCTATGGTAGATAGGATACTTTCAAACGGACACGGTTGGGCCTTGGACCACATCGCAACAGCTAATGATGATATGGAAGAAGTTTACCATTTCCTAGCTAACACATTAAACGCTTATGATGGTGATACTGAAGGTGGTTATGAAGATGAATATGGTAATGTTGAACGTATGGTGGCTGAAGGAAAATATGATGGGAAACCATTAGGTAAACCAATGAAAGGTGACGTTAAAAAATTTAAAGTTTATGTTAGAAACAAAAAAGGTAATATAGTCAAAGTTAATTTTGGTGACCCTAATATGGAAATTAAAAGAGATGACCCAAAAAGAAGAAAATCTTTTAGAGCTAGACATAAATGTGCTCAAGCTAAAGACAGAACAAAACCTAAATATTGGTCATGTAAAATGTGGTCTAAGAAACCAGTTTCTAAAATAGTTGAAGAAAACTTGATAAATCCAAATAAATTTAGTATATTTGACAAAACAACATTGTTAAATAAATTACACGAAAGTTTAAATCAAGATAATATGAACAACGCAGAACCACAAACATTACCAGCTGGTCCAAAAACAAAACCAGCGGAAACTCAACCAGTTCAACCGACAAGAAGACAAAAAACATTCTTGCCAGAAATTGAAACTCAACCAGACCCAAAAGCTAAAAAATAATGAATAAAATGTATTTGATATATGTAAACAGAGTAGGTAAAGATTACAAAGGTAACTTTATCTACGAGTTTATTTTTTCTGATACCACAAAAGACATTGACGGTGAAGAATGGGATACATTCCCAGCGTCTGGGAGACCAGAAGCACCACATGATAAATTCATAAAAAAAGTTGGAAGACTTGAATCAGATTTGAATTTGGATGTTGTTCAAAACAGTGATACGTTTGCTGTTTGGGACGCTGTTGACGGTGTTATAGCTTTGGCTTGGGAAAATATAAACGCATACGATGCTTACCCAGAGACAAGGCTATGTTTTAGATTTGGCGAACCTATAGGTGACGTTGAAGAAAAATTATATGAAAAAGACCTAATATTGAATTATAATATTAAAACACATGAGCAAAAATAAATTAAAAGAATACGACACTAGTTTAACTACATCTAGCACTTCTGGTGGTTCTGGTGCTAATCTAACCGTATCAGCTAAAGATTTACCAAAAGTTGGGCCGTCATTGTCTAAAATGAAAGGTGTTAATGTTAATGTAGTTGGTGAAGAAGCTGAAGCTGTCATTGAACCACAAGACCAAGCAACTATAAAATACTTGTCTAACGTTAAAGATGAAAAAAATAAAATTTCACAACCATTTAACATAGGTGGTAAACAATATCAAATGGTTAGAGGTATTACACCGCAGAAAAAAGTAGTTTTAGGTGTGTATTGTTTTGATGATTTAAATGAATCTGGTGAAAATATAATTCACCCAGTTGACCATTTTGAGAAAACTATTGCTAAGCCAATGCGTGAAACAATGGAAGCTTCTATAGCGGAAAAAAAAGAAGTTAAACCTGAAACTAAACCAAGTGAACAACCTAAAGGTGATAACCCAGATTCATTGAGATTGGGTGATTATAAACACTTCATAGTTGACGAGACAACTGGTAAATTTAAAAAATTCCAAAACATTCAAGACTTGGCAAAATACCCAATGTCTGACAATGAAAAATATATGGGTTTATCAGAGTTTAAAAAATTTTTTCATAGCAAAGTTTTTGGTGGTAGTCAAAAACAAGGATTAAATGAAGTAACACCTACTGGTCAAGAGACTGATGAGGATATGCATGCTAAAGCTAAAAAGCTTATGGTTATGATTTCTAAAAGAATTCCACCTATAGTTATAGATACGATAAAAAAGAACAAAGTAGCACAAAGAGAAGTTATTGCTGCATTTGCTGAACTTATTGGTGTTCCAAGAGCTGGTTTAGGTAATTTGGTTACTGGAATTAAAGATTTGGCTAAAACTAGTACACAACAGCAACAACAACCACAAACTGGTCAAGCACAAGGTAATCAAATGCCACCAGAACAAGATTTGGCGCCAATTAGTGAAAATAGAAAAGTAGTAAAAACAATAAAAATTAAAGATATTAAGTAATGAGCGATTACAGAAAAATAGCTGAAAAAGCATTGCAGAACTCCAAAATAATTGGAGAGAAGAAAGAAGTTAAACCAACCCTTAATGAAGGGTTAGTTTACTTAGACGGTATTTCCGAAAGAATGCATCCTCAACTAGAAAAAGACTTGGCTGAACGTAAACATTCATTGGGTGTACATCCAATAATCCCAGAAGGTGATGAAAACCATTTTGAACAAAAAATTATGGGTAAACGTTTTAGTGAAGTTGTTAATAGATACAAAAGAGCATTTGATTCGGATTCAATTGATAATCAAAGAGTAATGATGGAAATGATGCCATTGCTTCATGAAACAATGTCAATGGAATCAAAACACATCAAAGAGTTGGAGAAATTGGCTGAGGAAATGATTCGTGAAGAATATGACATGCCAGACGACATAGTAGAAATCAAAGCTACTATTACACCTAGGATAAACATGGAAGGTACTAAAAAGAATCCAACACCTAAATCGACTGATATGACATTTGAAAATCATGATGCGATAGTCAACGCTAAGGAAGAAGTTTACAAGCGTAGATTTCTTAACGCGATGATTCAAGGTGCTGCTAAAAAATGTAGTCACATGTTCCATAACGTTGATGATGAGTTAACTAACATGGACCCTAAATTGGTGAACAGATATACAAAGCTTATGGCCGCTGCTGATTACATGTACTACGTAATTCCTAATATGGAAAACGGTGTTAACGGTGGTGTTGTTAGAGTAACATTCCCAACCAAAGATAACCCTAAAGCTATTATTGAAGCTGAAGCTATGGTTTTCCCAGTTCTTATTCATGAATTGGTAAAAGGTGTTATGGAATTGTTATCTGGACATGGTTTACCAAAAGATAAAAAGATTGGTAAATATGTTGTTGATAAAGCTGATTTCTTGGCCGCTGAGCCATGGGATATGAGATTAGGACCAGCATTGTGGGAAAGATTTACAGACGCTATAGATTCTGAAGATTTTGGTAACAAGCATCATATATACACTGAATTAGTTTCGTTACCAGTTAGAGAATTTAACGTTAGAATGAGAGAGATAATGGCTGGTACTGAAGAAGGTAAAAAAGTTGTTAAAGAAATAGCCAAAAAAGTTAAAAGCGAATTAAACGAAGAAGAATTTAATGAAGCTATGACTGAAATTAATTCGACAGAAAAAGAAGTATTCGGTATTGACGAACTATTAGGTATGGGTGGTGAAGAAGATGACGACGACGATGTATTCGGAATAGACGAGATGTTCTAAAAATATACACATATTAATTTATAAAGGGCCTGTTTGGGCCCTTTATTATTTATAATAAGCTATTTTCCTTGATTTCAGCATATTTATTAGTAAATTAGAATATTATGTTGACAACACAAGAAATATTTAAAGAATATACAAAGTGTCTAATGAATCCAGTTTACGCCATTGAAACGTATTTGGAAACATTTGACAAAACGCAAGAAGGTTTTGTACCTTTCAAACTATTTCCTAGACAAAAGGAAATTATACAAGCATACGATAAACACAGGTTTAATTTAGTTACTAAACCTAGACAAGCTGGTGTGTCTACTACAACAGCAGCATATATGGCAATAAAAGTTGGGTGGGCCGATGAGGACAACCCAGAGGCGGTTCTTATCATCGCGAACAAACAAGAGTTAGCTTTTGAGTTCCTAGCAAAAATTAAAGATTTTTTGGGTCAATTACCTAGATGGGTATGGGGTGCCGAATACTATGGTAACGCTAAGGCTGAAGCTAAATCAATCTTTATTACTGACTCTAAAAAAGAAATCAGACTTCCTAACGGTAGCCGTGTTAAAGCGGTTGCAACATCTAAGGATGCATTGCGTGGTTTTACACCGACTTATCTTGTAATGGATGAGGCTGCGTATATTGACAATGGTGCCGAAGTATTTGGTGCTGCTCTTACAGCGTTAGGTACTGGGGGTAAAGCTACTCTTATTTCAACACCAAAAGGTATGGATGCGTTATACTACAAAACTTATGACCAAGCCAAAAAGAAAAAGAACAACTTCAATATTATTGAAATGAAATGGTATGAGGATTTGCGTTACAACAAAGACCTTAGGTGGTTAAAAGAAGACCATGTAGAAATTGAATATGAATTCACATATGAATCATATGAGAGAATGTTAAATGATGGTTGGAAACCAACATCATCATGGTATGAAGAAATGTGTTTGGGTATGAACAACGATGCCAAAATGATTGCGCAAGAGTTAGATGTATCGTTCATTGGGTCTGGTGGTAACGTTATTGCTGAAGAACATATTGATTTTCAAAATAAAAATAACGTTATGGAACCTAAATATACTTTGGGTGCTGAGAATGAAATTTGGATTTGGGAAGAACCACAAGAAGGTCATCAATACATTATGGGTTGTTTACCGCCAGACGAAAAAGTCTTGACTAATAGAGGTTTGATTAATATTCAAGATGTTTCAAGTAATGATAACTTAATATCTGAAAATGGTGATTACGTTAAAATAATCAATAAACAAATTTACCCTGTTGTTAATGAAGATATCTATGAAATTACTGTTGATAATACCTTTAGAAAAACCAAGTTTACTAAAGAACACCCTATTTTAGTTAGTGATTCTAAATTAATTAGAAACTATAATAAAAAACATAAAAAGTATAAATTTAATGAAAGATATTGGGATTTAGATTTTCAATACAAAAAAGTTAGTGATATTAAAATTGATGATTGGATTAAAGTTCCTAACATATATAAAAAAGAAATAGAAATTAAAGACGTATGGGGTGATAATTTTAATGGAAGAGAAGATTTTTGGTTAAAAAACCCTTTAAATGATAAAGATTTTTGGTGGTTTATTGGTATGTGGTTAGGAGATGGTTGGGTTGGTCATTATAATAACTATGATTATTCTATATCAGTATGTTTTAATAAAAATGAAACGTACTATGTTGATAAATTATATGAAATAGTTGGGCGATTATTTGAAAGAAAACCAACCATAATAGAAAAAGATACAACATATGAAATTGTTTTTAATTCAAAAGAGTTATATGGTTTTTTAATTGAAAATTTTGGTCAGTATTCTAATGGTAAAAAAATATCTGAATGGGTTAAATATATTTCTAAAGAAAATAAAATAGAATTAATAAAAGGTTATTTTGACAGTGATGGGTGTTGGGTTAAAACTATTAAAAAAAATAAAGTTAATTCTAAAATTTCTTTTGTTAGTGTTAATTTAGAATTATTAGAATCAATTCAAGATATCATTTTTTCACTTGGGGTTATATCGTGTTTGAATAAATTAAGAGACGCTAAAGAATCAATAATTTGTGGTAAAATAACTTACCAAAAAGAAACGTATAATTTAACACTAGCTAATCAGGATAGTTTAGATTTACTAAAATTATTAAATAATGATGCTTTAGACCCTAAACTTAATAAGTTTAATTTTAACCAATTTAGTGTAATTAATGATAGAACAATAAAATCATGTCATTTTGATGAAAATAAAGATTTTATTTATTTTAGGATTAAAAATATAGATAAATCAAAATATACTGGTAACGTTTACAATTTTGAATGTGAGACACATACATTTATGTGTCATCACATTACAACACATAATTGTGACGTATCTAGGGGTGATGGTGAAGATGCTTCTACAATCGTTGTAATCGATTTTACAACAATGGAAGAGGTGATGGAATACCAAGGTAAGATACAACCAGATTTATTGGCTCAAATCGTCGAAGAATACGGTAATTTATACAAAGCATATACCGTAGTCGATGTTACTGGTGGTATGGGTGTGTCTACAGTATTGAAATTGTTAGAATTTGATTACAAACGTTTGCATTACGATAATGCCAACGGTAAAATTCTTTCTGCTAGACAAAGAGAGTTGACACATTTCAACAAAGATAACAAAATCCCAGGATTTCACGCAACCAACGTTCGTCTACCTATGATTTCTAATTTAGAATATAAAATTAGAACCAACGGTGTTAAAATTCGTTCAAGCAGACTTACATCAGAAATGAAAACATTTGTTTATAAAAATGGTAGACCAGACCACATGGAAGGGTATCATGATGATTTGCTTATGTCGTTGGGTATGGCTTTGTGGGTTGTTGAACATTCGTTTAAAAATTTAGAAAGATTAGAAAAACAAAATAAAGCAATTTTAAATAGTTGGTTGGGTGGTTCATCAAATACTCAAACAACAACTAAAGTAACTAACCCAGCAACTGGTGAGGTAACAAAAAAAATAAATCCAGAACATAGAGCATATAGAAATGTTCAAGACCCTAGAGGTGAACATATGTGGCTGTTTGGAAACTTAAATAATAGAAGATAATCATGGGTTTAGGTAAAAAAGTATTTATACGTAAAGGTGTGGGACCTAATTTATATAAATGGTCGCCAACACCAAATAATTTCGAAAGAAAACCAGCTGTAAATAATAGACGAAATTATTTTTGTGATGCTCGTCCTAACACACAAGGTCAAGATTGGATATCGACATATTCGTATAACATTGTTTTGGCTAACAGCGAGCAACTACGTGTTGCTTATGTTGCTTGTGATTATGTAGAATAACTATTTAATTCCACAAAATTTTTATTATAATTAAAGAAAAAGATAATGCTATGGCAAAAGAAAATTTATCAATATTTCAAAGGTTAGGTAGAGTACTTGACCCTAATTACACACAACCAACTCAAAAACAACCAACACAACGTTATAATGTTGGCAATGGTGAGTTATTAAAAACAACAAGTAAAGAAGAATACGAAACAGCAAAACTTCAAGCTCAACAAAACAAATACTTAGGTCAAGTTTGGAAAAAAGTAGAAAATGGTATGTTTCAACAATCTATCAATTATGAAACAACGCGTGTTGGTTCATATTCAGATTTTGAAGCTATGGAGTTTTACCCAACTATCGCAGCC